CCCTCGAACCCGTCCGTACCGTTGATCTGCGCGATCGCTCCCGCGACCTTCCTTCCCATCGGCGCCAGTGGCCTCCGCACAGCGACCTTGGCGCGAAGGATCCGTCCCCCGAACTCCTTCTTGATGAACTCCTTCATCGCGCGAACCGACGTGATCCCTTCCAACGCCTGTTCCAGCGTCTGCGCCTTCTTCTCCACCGCTTTCTTCAGCTCGGTCATCGTCGTTCCCCTTTCTTGTTTTTCTGCCTGCCTATGAAATAATTATAATATGAGGAACCGATAGCGAAATCAAGTAAAATCTTTAGTGTCAAGATCGACTGCAATTCGTTAGCAGAATCAACAAGTTACCTCTGCTCCTTCCCCTAGGCCTCACCCCTGCGTACGAGCGAATTTGAAACACCTCGCTCGCGTTCTCTGGGGGATTTTCTTCAATGAAATCACGTATTTAGCCCGCGGCATGTCCGAAGTCACCTGATTCCAATTCGTTAGTAGAATCAACATGTTAAGTGTGACGGTCACCATGGGGGTTTTGGATTGAGTGATTCATTAGTAGAATTACACAGTTAACGAATTTATGAAAATGAAATGGAAGTCGAGAAAATGATTTGGACGTTGAAAAATAATTTACCAGCGTTATTTTCCTAAAACGGATGTTCAAAAACACGGTTAAATACCCGGATCGAGTAGACGGAGGTATTAAGCTGTTGTGTCAATGTACGTTCCCTTTCGCGAATTACACGTTCGATGGGCCAATTGTACGTTTCTTCTCGAATGCTTTCCTCCCCTCGATAAGGGAATAATGTGGTCGATACTTGCGTCTTTGCGATCGACAAGAGACGCACAAATTCCACAGATACCGTTATCGCGTTCGTAGATCTCGTCGAGGGAGAAGTTCTCGCCAACATATGCGTTCCGCTTTCGCATTTCGTATCGCAGTACTCCTGCGGCGTCGTTTGCGTTTCTTCGCGCAGTTTCAAGCGCGACACCACGCCGCGCTTCGCGCAATATCTGTCCATAGCGATTGCTGCATACACGACAGTACACGTTCAACCCGTCGTGTTTCGAACGATCGCGTGAAAACTCTACTCGAGGTAAGAGTAGTCCACAGCGCACGCAAGTCTTCTTTACACTCCCGGGTTTGTCTGCGACGAATAGCGGATGCATTATCGTAGCGCCTGGATAACACGCCAACCAAGGTCGTTCTTCTGCGCTCCGAGATTCTTCACACGCACGAACAGTAGTCCGGAGACTGGTACTGGAGAGGCCTCCTTCTGTCCCGGCACGAACACTGGCTTGGGCATGACCATATTCGAAAAGTGCTGCCCAAAGCGACTACCTTTCATCGTCGTGTCGAAGGTGCGCATGTTCGCACGTATGGTCTCCTCCCAGGCTGTGGCAGTTCCCTCCAGTGCTACCCACTCCGCCTGCGCAACATCTTCGTGCGAGTACCGTACGCGCAACTTCCAATCCTTCCCTAAGAACGTGGAGATGGTCATCTTCTCGATTCCCGATGGTGGGGTGTTGGCAGAGAACTGCGTAACCCACCCATCTCGATGCTCTCCCCGAGCGACAGCGTCGAACAGCAGCCGTATTCCACGCAGGATTGGGTTTCGACTCTCCTGTTCTTCCGCGTCGTCAACCTTCAACACAGTCAACCATCCGCGCATGACGTTCTCAAACTGCCCCTCACCTGGGGGGAAGATCTGGACGCGTTTGTTCAGCCGAGTACCGATCGTCCACATCAAGGAGAGAAAGCTCGCCAACCCCTTGTACTCTGCAGCCTCGATCATCCCCTCGACTTGGCGTGCTTGTGCGTCGAGATTCACTGCGTGTAGTGCAGGTAGGATGTCTACGTGCATCCACCGTGCGTACGCGGACCAGAGCAACGAGCGATGCTCGATGAACTGCTTCCAATGCAACTCCGTGAACCCTTCGACGGGGTACAGGCGATGGTTTACTTCCACTACGAACGCTCTACGGCGCATCGCAATCCCTTCGAAGGGGTTGATGCTGGTGATTGCAACGGACAGGTGGGCGTGCTGCTGTACGATGTCTTCCGTACCACCGCCGCTCTTTTGTCGGGATGCGTCTGTTGAACCGACGAGGATGAACTGTTGCTGTTCCTGATCCATGTTCTCGACGTCGTCCAGCGGAAGGAGGATCTCGCTAGCGGCAGATCGGTAGCTGGCCGCAGTAGTCTGTACCAACACCACTCCATCTCCGTGCAACCACGCCGACAACATTCGCAACGTCTGCGACTTGCCTCCACCTGAAGGTCCTGTGAGATGCAATACAGGCAGCGTTTGAACGTTCACGCCTCTTGCTAATGGAAGGGCCAACGCGTAGCACGTCAGCAACGATCTCGCCCAAGGTTCGACTGCGAGTTGTTGGTGAAACAACTCGACGAACTTCTTCAGACCGCTGTTAAGGTCCACGTCGGGGTCCCATTGGATGTCGACGCGATCTCGTGGAATCTGCGACTTACGAAGTAGCACTCCGTCGGTGCAGTTCAGCACCACCTTGGGTTTGTCGACGGGACCGACACGAAGCACCTTTCGTCCGCGCTTGTCGAGGAGCAAGTAGAACACGTGCTGTCCGGGCACCAAGTGACACCATGGAACGACCTTCACCGGAATGCCTTTGTTGATCGCGTGCGACTCCAACCCCGCTTGGAGGATTCGATGCTCCTTCTCCTCGTCGGTAAACCCGCTCACGCCATACACCCAGTGATGGTAGTCCGACGTCTTGGACCGATCCATCGTGATCACATCCCCTTCGTTCGTGACGATGTACCCTTGCGGTTGCTCTGCATGACGACAGAACCGATACTCCTTCGTCTGCAGATACTCAGCGCAGATGTTCACGAACTCGCTACCCTTCAAGATCGGCATCTTTCTCCGAGCACCTGTCTTCGGATCCGTCACGAATAGGTGCGCCTCGATCACCGGATCCAGGAGGAGCTGCTTCGCCTTGGAGGTTGCCACCTCCTCACTGTGGTGCTGGGAACACGCCGCGACAGTGATCCTGGCGTACGACGGTCCTGTTACTCTCGCCTTCTCTCCACTCACCCATTCTGGATGAAGAAGAACAGTCATGCACTGGCCAAGAGTGTACCCAAGCTTTAACAAGTCGTGAATGACCCCGTAGTCGTTCTTGCTGCGATCGATGGTACCGTCTTCCTTAACCGGCGCACCCTCTCCGGTAGTGATCCTCTTGCGAAGAACCTCCGGGAGGGAGACAAGGAAGTTCTCTGGCAGCGGTTCTTCGTCCAACTCGAAGTCGACAGACTCCGCTGCCTCAAGATTCGCAGTACCGAAGCGGTCGAGTTCAAAGATGGCTTCCGGATCGCTGTGGACCAAAGCGACCAGTCGCACGTTGTCTTGGTGCTTCCGATTATACGTTCCAGGGATACGCAACACGCGAGTAATGTCCCAGCAGCTATCTCCCCCTAACCGTTGTGCAAGCCACTTGTTTCGAGATACGATCGCATCAAGGTCGGTAACGAACGCCCGTAGCTGCCAGTAGGCATGAAACCCCCCACCACTGTCGACAATCATCGTAGGCGCGGGGTCGAACTTCTTCAAGCGAGAAAGAACGGTTTCCTTGATCTCGGTACTCGCCACATCTCGGTCAATCCAAAGGACGTTACTACCCGCAGTATCGCCTTTCTTTCCTCGTCCATAGGGGAGCTTTCGCAATAGCGGAGTGACACGTACGTACACGTCGGACTTGTTGTACTGGTCGAGCATCAATCCGATCTCGGCCATCTTGGCCCAGTCTTCCACAGGGTAGAAGTGGGATTCGAATCGAGACCGACCCTCTGCTGATGGTGGGAACCACTCGTTTAAGGTTCGGAATGTACCCGGTGGAACGTTCGCGGATAGCAGGTGAAGGAAGCGTTTTGCCCAATTTTCTCGTACGTCGGGAGTAATCGTCTGCGCCATTCTAAAGGTCTCCGGAGTAAATAGGTATGTTGGGATATCGAAGAAGTAGGACTGTTATTCGTAGAAGGCAGCAACAAATTGGTCATTTTTCCGTCGAGATCTGGTTCGTTTTCCGCGCTTCTTCATCGAGGAATTTGGTGACAAGGCCGTCCACTATTCGACCCATCAGGCGTTCGTGCACACGTGCGTAGATCGCCAAGCGGTATTGAGTCGTCTTTCGGATCGTTACCGTCGACCATTCTTGTCCGGCGGCTGAGATTGGAACTTCTCGTGGCATTAGAGTATCCCTTCTTTCGTCGTAATACTTATTTCGTCTTCCCCGTTGGATGGGGATGAGGACGGGGCGGCGGATCGTCCGAGTATTTCCACGCCTTCATTACCCCGTACTTTATCGCGTCCTCAAACTTCTCCTCCAGTACAGCGTAGGCGTTGAGTTTCACCGTGGCGTTAATCTTCATCACCCCTCCTCCAGTTTCTCCAGCGCGGCGCATATCGGACAATTACCTGATCGACACTTGGAGAATTCCTTTGCCACGTGTTCTTTTCTCACCGCCTTTACCACCTCCCACAATCTCTCATTCTCGGCACATAGGGCTGTATTCTCCGATTTCAACCATAATGGGTATTGCCACAACTCGTCAAGATTGAAGCGGTTCGCCTCTTTCATCATCACCCCTCCTCCAGTTTCCCATGACGTACCCTCCTGTTTGTCGTAGTGCTATTCGTGCCAAAGAATCGTTGATGGCAATCGTAACAGAACGGCTCCTTGCTTGGCGGTGTGTGAGATCTGTACGCGAACTCTTCCAGTGGGCGCATTTCGTTGCAGCCGCGACAGAACTTCTCCGGCGCGTTAGCGATATATATGTATGGTTGGGCGGGTAATACCGGTTCTCTTAGGCATTCCTTGCACCACCGTTTCAGATCCTGTCGCTGAGCCTGTGGGAAGTGGTCTTCGGGTAGGAGGCGCTGACACTTCCGACAGAATTTAGTCCCCACAGACATTGTACCCTCGTACTGGAGTGTTATTTGGTATTATACGATACTCCTTTGGGGAAATCAAGTGAAATTTATGACGACCACTAAAATATTTTTCAAGGTTTTTCACTACACGCCTGCGCTTTCCGATTCAGAACAACGATCCCGGTAGAATTGTCGACTGAGAGAAGGGAGATTGTCGGTTGAAGATTGGAGTTCGTCGGTTGAAGATTGGAGTTCGTCGGTTGTAAGCCTCTTCCGAGACTCGACTCACGCTTGCCTTCTCCTGGTGTTTTTCGAGTCGAGGAGCGGATCGAGTGCAACGATCGATCGGGAAAAAGACAAGTAGAAGCACGCTGATAGCTATGACCGTACACCGACGGTCACTCGACTCTCGACTAAAACTCAAAATCAGGGTATTAACGATCTAACGATCGATCCTGGGACCCCTCCCCCGCGCGCCCAGCTATATATAATATTTTATTTCTAAAGTGAGAGATTATATATAGACCGGGGGGGTAACCTGTTGAAATCAATAGCTTTTTGGGTGCTCACGACACTCGCTCCTATGCCGAAAAACAAGTTCGAAATCTCCTGGGGGGATCGAGTGCGGTCAAAACTGACTAAAATCACGTATTTATGTGTATTTCCTTCCCAAATTGTGGACCGGATCGGGGAAAAGTCGAGTACCTGAATTTTTTGGCGCTCATAAAAAACCCCTTGATTTTTGATTTGGCCTATCGTATAATATTATCAATAATTGGACGTATCCGAAAGGCAGGTGACGTATTACCTATGAAGTCGAAGTTTTTCAAACAAGCGCCGGATCGACAGGTAGGTTCAGTGTCTGCCACTGCCTCTATGGCTGCGACAGGGTCTGCTGGTGGGGCAGTCGGACAAGCCATTCGAGAGGGAGCGAAGGTGTGCGCTGAAGAGAACAAACGGCATGGTGGTGGTCGAAGACTTGGCTACGAACTCAAACTCACACCAGAACGTCAACGACAGATCCTACTCGTTCTCTCCCAAGGCAATTACCGCGATGTAGCCGCAGCACTCTCCGGAACCAGCATGCAGACCTTCAACAAGTGGTTGAAGAAGGCGGAGCCAGAGATAGGCGGGCATCTCGCTGACTACCCCAAATACGTCGCGTTCAAGAACTGCGTTCTTGAAGCGGAAGCTGAAGCTGAGCGCCTCCTTGTGGAGAATTGGCACAGGCAAGGGCAGCACGACTGGCAGGCTGGAGCAGCATTTCTCGGAAGGAAGCATCGCCAGAAGTGGGCGGCTGACCCGAAGGTGATGCTCACTTCCGAAGACGCAACTGCGATAGCGGCTCAGATCCGAACGGCAATTCAACAGATCGACGCCCAGGTTCCGCCACCTCCAACGGAGTAGAGATGCACCCCTCTACCACAACCATAGTACCGCAAATGCCTCCTACGGGGAGTCTAACGCGAGTGTCAAGTGCACCCTCTCCGCGTTGGACTCCTCTTCGGCATCATCCCGAGCAGTACCGCTTGTGGACAAGCCCCACACGATTCAAGGTCGTTCCCGCAGGACGGCGCGCGGGCAAGACCGAACTGCTCAAGCGAAAGGTTGTTCGATCAGCCCTGTGGGGATCGGAGTTTCCGGACGCGAAGTACTTCCTTGCGGCTCCTACTCGTGACCAGGCGAAGAGGATCTTTTGGGATGATTTGAAGGCACTGGTTCCTCGTCGCTGGCGCCTACAGAATCCTTCGGAGTCGGAGTTGTTCATCAGGTTGGTGAACGGTTCTGAGATCTGGGTAGTGGGGTTAGACAAGCCCGAGCGGATTGAAGGTACTCCATGGGACGGAGGGGGAGTTACCGAGATCGCGAACGTTAAAGGACGTGCGTGGTCTGCGCACATTCGCCCCGCACTATCGGATCGTAAGGGATGGTGTTGGTTGGAAGGAGTTCCTGAAGGGCGAAACTTCTACTACGATATGTATAAGAGTGCCCTCGAAGACGCTACTGGAGAGTGGGGGGCGTTTTGGTGGCCGGCGAAGGACATTCTTCCTCCGGAAGAGATTGCTGCGGCACAACGCGATCTCGATCCGGTTACCTTCGATCAAGAATACAATGCGTCGTTTGTGAACTTCACGGGACGCGCGTACTATCCCTTCTCGGATCGGATTCACTGCGCCCGACTGGAGTACAATTCGTGTGCTCCGCTAATCTTCTGCTTCGACTTCAACGTCGCCCCTGGGGTTGCTGTCGTCGCTCAAGAGATGAAGCTTCCCATCGGGGTCTATGGGACGGGATGCATTGGAGAGGTTTGGATTCCGCAAGGTAGTAACACCGTTGCAGTGACGAACAAGCTCATCGCAGGCTGGGAGAAACACGAAGGACGCTTCGTCTGCTACGGTGACGCTACGGGTGGTGCAAAGGGTTCTGCGTCCGTTAAGGGTTCGGACTGGGACTTGATCAAACTCGCCCTTCGTTCGAGGTTTGGAGCGGAGATGGTGGCGTTCAACTATCCACGAGCGAATCCCGCAGAACGTGCGCGAGTGAATGCGGTGAACACCCGACTGATGAATGGTGCGGGCGAAGTTCACCTGATGGTAGACCCAACGCGATGTCCGCATTTGGTGAAGGACTTCGAAGGCGTTGTCGTTCTCGAAGGTGGAAGTGGTGAGCTCGACAAGACGAAGTACCCCGAGCTCACTCATCTCACTGATGCGTTGGGATACTACGTTGCCAAGGAGTTCCCGATCGTTGGAAGGGTCTCCCTTAATGCGGAGATGACTTGATGATGGCAGAGACTGAACGCCGTGCGATCCTACACCACGAAGCGGAACATCGGATGATTGGACTCGTGGATGGTTCTCGTAGAGGAGAGGTAGTGACTTTCTCTCCCATCGAGGTGCATATGTTGCTTGCCTTTGGGGTGTTCGACGCGGACGACTTCTTGCAGATGTTCGACTGCGAGGTAGGTAGAGCGTGAGCGAATTCTCCAGCTGTGGCAACTGTGCGCACATGACAGAGATTGGCGCGGGATGGATGGGGACGTGTACGAAGTGGGATAAGATCGTACACGCCGATAGCGTTTGCGAGCGACATACTCCGAAACGCGTCGTTGAGACTCGCCTATACAAAGGAGGTCGTATGCCTTACAAGTCCAAGGCTCAGATGGCTTACATGCACCTCAAACATCCCGGCATTGCGAAGCGTTGGGACAAGGAATATGCGGTTCCGAAGGATCTGCCTGAGAGGGTTAAGAGCAAGGCGAAGCCTTCGGGCAAGATTGGGAACATTCGCCCGAAGAGTAAGGGCAAGAAAAAGAAGGCAAAGAAGGCAGGGAGGAAATGATTTTTCCTTGGATCGACGATCCGCGTCGCTGGTTTGACGAGAAGGTTCAAAGGAAGCGCTGATGGGGTACGCTGCTCGACATAGGCGTCGACTGTGGTTGGGGTGGATGATCTCTTGGGAGTGTCAACCCCGTTGGGTCAAGGCATTGCTTCGGATCGTATGGTTCTGGAGACGCGATACTAATCACGTACAGATCGCCAAGAAGGCAAAGGAGTGTAGAGTGTGGCCAAGACCACGAATGACATAAGTACCTCTTGCAGCGCATACGATAGTATGCTGGAGGATTGGGAACTCCTTGCGGCGTTGCTGGGTGGTACGAAGGCCATGCGAGAGGCTGGAGACAAGTACCTTCCGCGGGAGAGTGGAGAGAGTGATGACGCGTACGATGCGCGCCGCAATCGCTCTTTCTTGTTTCCTGCTGTGAAGCGTACGTTGTCGACACTCACTGGGAAGGTGTTCTCGAAAGCGATCTCGCTCGGGGATGACGTTCCGAGTAATATCAAGGAGTGGGCTGAGAACGTCGACATGTCTGGACGACACATCAATGTATTCGCACAGGACGTCTTCAAGGCAGCGTTGGCGGATGGGATCACGTACATTCATGTCGACCACCCGATACAACCCGCAGGGATAACGTTGGCGGATGAGCGTCAATTGGGTAGTCGTCCGTACATGCGTCACATTCTCGCGAGAGACCTCTTTTGGTGGTGGAGCGAAATCGTCAATGGGAAGGAACAGCTCACCGAAGTACGCATTATGGAGAAGGTTCGTGAGCGCATCGATCGTTACACCGACAGAGAGGTGGAGCAGATTCGCGTTCTGCGGATTGGAGAGTACGAACTCTGGCGTAAGGGTGAGGACGATAACTGGGCTCCGTACGAAATCGGAGAAGTTTCTGTTAAGGACGAGATTCCGATTCGCGCCATCTACACCGGACGGAAGGGCTTCATGATTGCGGAACCTCCGCTGATCGATCTCGCTTGGATGAACGTCTGTCACTGGCAGTCGTCTTCCGACCAACGCAATATTCTTCGTATCGCTCGCGTGCCGTTCCTGTTCGGTGCGGGTATCCCCGCAGGAGCGCTTGCGGATCCGAAGACGGGAAAGGTCACCCTTGGCGCACAGCGTGCAGTTACGATCGACGATCCTGGTGCAACGCTCGGGTACGTCGAACACACGGGATCCGCAATCGCCGCAGGACGAACGGATTTGCAGGATCTGAAGGACGAGATGGCGGCGATGGGCTTCGAGATGCTCATTCGCAAGCCAGGAGGAGAGACTGCTACCTCAAAGGCGATCGACTCGGCAGAGATCAACTGCGTCCTTGCAGCAATGGCTGTGGAGTTGCAGGACGGGTTGGAAGCGGCGTTAGCGTTTATGGCGAAGTGGACTGGTGAGTCGACTGGAGGAGGATCCGTGGTAGTAAATCACGACTTCGGATTTTCGGTCGAGGATGCAGCGATCGGAAAGGTCCTTCTCGATGCTCGAGCTGCAAAGGAACTCTCTCGCGGAACTCTCTGGAAGGAGTGGCAACGCCGAGGTATTCTTGCGGAAGACTTCGACGCGGAAGCGGAACAGGCGCTGCTTGATGCGGAACCTCCTGATACGCTATTGCAAGATACCGGGGCACCTTCGACAGAAGGGGGTGACGTTGTTACACCCTAACGTAGTCGCCGGCGTCTCCTCCCATAGGGGGTACTACTCGTCTCCGGCGAGGCGAGACCTGGACGGTACCCCCACCCCTTCTCGGAGGGGGTAGTGGCTGCGGGATCGGCGAGTAGCAAGTTGATGGACGAGATCATCACGCACTCGCTCCATCTGGAACGAATGAAGGTCGACGTTAAGGTCAGGGTGTTCACGTTTCTGAAGCAGTTGGAGGCGGAGTTGGTGCAGGACTTAGTCAAGATCGATCCTACGGGTGCGAAGGCGAAGACCTTCCAGGTCGCTCGTTTACGGGCGTTGTTGCGCCAAACCCGCGAGTCGATCAAGACGTACTACTCCAAGTCTTCAGTGACGCACGCAACGGCGTTGACGGACACTGCAAAGAAGGAATCGGAGTTCGCGAAACTCGCAGTCGACAAAGCGATCGGAGTCGATCTCTCGACCGTTGCGCTTACTCACGATCAACTCCTTGCGGTAACGGGGAACACGATCATCCAAGGGGCGAAGTCGCGTGACTGGTGGGCGAAGCAGGCAGGAGACACTACCGAGCGGTTCAAGTTGTCGATGCAGCTTGGCGTTGCACGTGGAGAGACGCTCGAGCAGTTAGTGGCGCGCGTTCGTGGTACGAAGGCGAAGGGGTACACGGATGGAGTAATGGCGGTCTCTCGTCGTAATGCAGAAGCGTTGGTACGCACGTCGGTACAAGCGGTAGCGAACAAGGCGCGCGAGGATACGTTCAAGGCGAATACGGACGTCATCAAGGGATTTGTTTGGCTTTCGACGTTGGATGGTCGTACGTCGCCATTCTGCATTCAACGCGCTGGCCTACGATACGACATGTTGTATCAGCCTATCGGGCATAGCATTCCTTGGTTGGAGGGTCCGGGACGGATCCACTGGGGCTGTCGCTCCTCCAGTACGGCGATTCTGAAGAGCTGGGACGAGCTCGCGGGGAAGACGATTCGTACTGGAGGCCGCCCCTCCGATATCGAATCAATGTTCCGGCGGAGGCTCTCCGAGAAAGGGATGTCCGAGGAACAAGTCTCTCGTGCATTGATGAATTCTCGAGCGTCAATGGACGGATACGTTCCGAAAGACATTTCATTCGCGGATTGGTTGAAGGGGAAGTCTGCCGAGTTTCAGGATGGCGTGCTTGGCGCTAAAATGGCCACGCTCTGGAGGAGCGGCAGAATCACAACGGCGGACCTTGTATCGACAGCGGGTAGAGAGTTGTCGGTGACGGGTGCGTTAGCAAGTGCCAGTATGCGTGAGACGGCTACGAAGACTGCGGAAGCGGCACTTGAGGCATCACGTAAAGCGGAACATGCGGCGAAGGTTCGAGCAGGAATGGCCGAAGCGAAGGCGAAGAAGCTCGCAGAGGAAGAGCGTGTACGTCTTGCCGCCGTTGCGGAAGAGACGAAGAAGTTGGATGCCGCAATGGCTGGCGCCGAAAGCTTCCGACTCTCTACGAACGCCGAAGTCCTTGCAACGAAGATCTCCGATGCAGCGGGTTCTAACCCCGGGGGGTTCTACGTAGGGAAGGATGGAGTCAAGCGGTACGTGAAGTTCTATAAAGACGGTCGACAGGCGTACGGAGAAGCCGTTGCGAATAGCATCTACCGAGGGATGGGTCTGGGTGCTCCGGAGTCGACACTGTTCCAGGCCGCCTCCACGAAGCAGTTCGCAATTGCGAACAAGGTGTTGGAGGATGCGGTAGCGCTTCGAACGAAGGGCATCACACAGGAGACCGCCAGGAAGATTCTAAACGGCTACATCACCGACGTGTTCACCATGAACTGGGATGCTGTGGGTACGGGGTTCGACAACGTCGTGTTCGTTGGCGATCGGGTGTATCGGATCGACCAAGGTGGAGCGTTGCTGTATAGTGCAAAGGGCGCGTTAAAGAGTTTCGATGTGTTGGGGAAGCTCTCCGAGATCGAGGGGTTCGCTTCTGAATCCCGCAACCCTGCGTACGCACGCGTGTTAAAAGCGGCGAAGTACTCGCAAGCGGAGTGGCGAGAGCAACTGAAGATCCAAATTGCGTTCTTGGAAGACTTAGCGGCGCGTACGAACAACTTTAAAGCGTTGGTTCCTCGACTCTCGGGGATTGACGAAGAAGATCGTGGGCGAGTGCTCGGGCTACTTCGCGTACGATGGGCGGAGATCAAGACCCTTCCAAGAAAGTGGGCAGCCGAAGAAGAAGCCGCTAAGGTCGCACTCGTACGAGAAGCTGCTGCGAAGAAGGCTGCCGAGGCCGCGGCACGAGAGGCGAAAGCACGCGTCGCGAAACGTCGTGCGGAACGATTCGCTGGAATGGGGAAGGTAGACGCGACGCGTATTTCGAGGGAAATGTCGCTGCAAGACCGGTACGCAACTGACACCGCGGAAGTAACTACCGCCCTTGAAAATCTGGCGAGAGAGAAGAATATGTCGAAAGACGCCGTCATCGAGATGCTGCAGAAAAGACAGGAGGAGCTGGTCGACGGTTCCGATATCTGGATCCGTATGTACGACAAAAATGTTTCACGTATCCTTTCGGACGGACGATGGAAGTCGCAGTTTGAGACGGGGCAGTCTGGTGGACAGTTCGATCCGGCGTATCGGAAGGAGCATGAAGCTGCGCACTTTGGAGTCTCTCCAACGATCGATGTGAAGAAGCGGCCTACGTACGGATACCTCACCGATTTGCCTTTCGGAGGGCAGAGCGGTCACGTTCTTAACCGCTATGGAAGAACACGATTCAAGTTGAAGGCGTCTGCACGCGAACGGGCTACGTACGTTTGGGGCGACTCCTTTTTTACCCATACGGGAATGAAGAATGGGAAGGCAGTAGTCACTTCGTTGGTGCAAGCTCCCGCGCCCGTGAACGCCCCGCATTGGACGGCAAGTTACGCAAGGGACATCAAGTCGACGTTGGAAGTGAAGAACTTAGGAGATTGGCAAGGCTACGTCGAGGTGCAGATCTTCGATGGAGTGACTCTTGCCGACGTGGAGGAGGTGGTGTTGGTCGAGCACAAAAGCATGCCGTCGACGTTCTTCGACGAGGTCGCACCGAAGTTCGCGGCGAAGGGGATAAAGGTCACGCTGATCGATCAAGCCGGAAGTGTTCTTAAGGTCGTCAACCCCTAACCGGCGGGATGCCAGGGTAC